ACAAAAGAAGGAGGAAAGTAATCCCGAAGGAAGACCGCCCAAGTGGAGTAATGTAGAAGAATTAAGCGGTCTTATAGATAAATACTTTGATTCAACAAAGAAGGAAGAGTGGACTATAACAGGTCTTGCTATGGCACTTGACACAACACGACAGACATTGGTTAATTACGAAAAGAAGGATGAGTTTTTAGACACTATAAAAAGGGCAAAACTTATTGTAGAGAATGGTTATGAGATTGACCTTAAAAAGTTTGGTAGAAGTGGCACCATTTTTGCACTTAAAAACTTTGATTGGAAAGATAAAATCGAAACAGACATAACCACAAAAGGCGAAGCAGTAACAACAACACCTGAAATACTAAAGCGATTAGATGAAATGGAAGCACAGATTAAAAAGGAAATGAGTGAGTAATATGAAGAAAGAAAAGACAAAACTACCAGAATGGATAACAAAACAGCTACCCTGGTACACACTCTTGCGGTATAGATTCTTTCCTCCTAAGTATGGCTGGATTCTGACCAAACCAAACAGTAAAGGATTCACTGACATAAATACTAAACACATGACTGCACAACAAATGTTTAGTTTCCTTACATCTTACATAGAAGAAGCTGGATACACATGGGTATATGATGGAGAACATATAAAAATCTTTATCAAGGAAATGAGTTCATGAAAATAGAAATTGAAATATTCCAAAAGATTTTGCCAACATGGAAAGGCACTAAGGTTATCATTCCTCGAATGACGGGAGGTGCGCCTGTTATCTTAGGAGACGATTTTCTTAACGCGGTTATGAAAGAGATTAAGAGGGCGGTAAAAAAAGCTGATGCTAAATAAACTAAAATGCGATGATTCAACCCACTTCATAAACATTCGTCATATGATGAGTGGTGACAAAGATATTTGCCTAGAGTATTTTGGAGAAGAAGATGAAGAATGTAAGCAAACTAACAATGTTAAATAAACTAAAACAACTCTATAAGTTCTCTAAGCTCAACAACTCAAGCGAGATAGTAGAACAAGCGCTCAAGTTCCAAGAAGAAGAAACGCCTACAGAAACTAAAGGTGATGGCAAAGCTGAGTTCCTATCAGACTTCACACAAGCCGAATACGAAACATACATACACGAAGAACAGCACGGCTGGGGCAAGTTTTATAAGAAAATGTTTGGTAAATAATATGACAGTTGAACACCTTAAAAAGCGTGTCCAAGAACGCATGGACTGGCGAGAGCAGGACAAGATAAAGCAGGAACGATTACAGGCACGCCAGAAAGAGATAGACGAAGCACCAGACACAAAGTTTACGGACTTCTGGTGTGACGATTGCGAGCTATATGTTACTGCCGAGGGACGAAAAAGTATTGCAAATGATTGGAATAACGGAGTCTATATAGCTTTTTACATAGGAAACTGTCCTTTAGACCACAGAGTTACAAGAAGAATAACTGACACAATTCACGACCCTTACTTTAAACACTTTAAACGTACGCGCTCGGAAGAAGCTGATATTCTGCAACCAGACGATTATGGGTTCAAAACATTATACGGTAATCAACTTGATACATGATAAAACCAGTTGGAGAACGTGTGCTCATTAAAAGATTAGTAAAGAAAAGTGTAGGCATTGAGTTGTCTAATGTACATTCAAAAGAACTTACTGAAGGGGAGGTTGTAGCCACCGGTGATACGAACAACTTTAACATTGGAGATATTGTTATAGTAAGCAAATTTCAAGGCGAGGAATACGAAGAAGATTATAAGATTGTAGATGTTAAGCACATCTTAGCTATCAAGTAGTATGAAAGAGATTAAGTCAGGTTCAGAAGCACGCAAGGCAATACAACGTGGAATAAACAAAGCTACAGACGCAGTTAGACCTACATTAGGTGCTATAGGCAAGACTGTAATGATTGATAATGGTGGATTTAGACCTACCCAGACAGATGATGGTGTCACAGTGTTAAAAAGCCTAACTTTCTCTGATAAATATGAGAACATGGGTGCGCACTTGATAAAAGAGATAGCTGTCAAGACTAAAGAAGTCGCTGGTGACGGTACAACCACAGCCTCAATACTAGGACAGAGCATTATAAACAACGCTTTCCGTATTATTGGTAACGATAGCTCTAAGGTGGAGAGGGTCAAACAAGAGATACTTAAATCAGGAGAGCATGTTATCAATTTAATCAAAGATAACACTAGAGAAATATCAAACGAAGACATTGAGCATATAGCTACAATTTCATCATTAGAATCAGAGGTAGGAAAGATTATATCTGACGTTATAAAAGAGGTAGGCAGAGACGGAACTATTACCGTAGAGAGTTCAAGCAAGATTGGACTATCAAGTGAAGTGGTCAAAGGTATAAAAATTTCTAGTGGTTACGTTTCACCATACATGGCTGAGAATGATGTTTGTGAGCTTAACAACCCAGTTATTTGGATTGCAGACCGTCGCATTACTACGAACCAACATATATCTGGTATTCTTCAAAAGGTAGTAGAGTCAGGCAAGACAGATATTCTTATAATCGCCGAGGACATAGACAAAGAAGCATTATCTACGTTAGTTTTAAATAAAATGAAAGGCACGTTTAAGGTTGCTGCTGTTCGAGCACCGTTCCTAGGTACGCGTCGAACAGATTTATTGCAAGACATCGCTACACTTACACAGGCTACACTTATAAGCGAAGACATAGGACTTCGACTAGAAGATACTGATATATCCCATTTGGGGACATGTGAAAAGGTTGTAGTAAACAAAGAGTCAACAGTTATTATTGGTGGAATGGGTGACGTTCAAGAGCGTGTCGCTCACATCAAGAAGCAGGTTGAAAACGAATCTTCGTTAGAAGATAAGAAAATGCTACATAGTCGTGTCGCGTCCCTAACTGGTGGAATCGGAGTTATTAGAGTCGGTACATTCACTGAAAGTGAACAAAGTACACGCATTTCAAAGATACAAGACGCTGTGAATGCTACCAAAGCTGCTATGGAAGAAGGAGTAGTTCCGGGTGGTGGAGTGACTTTATCTAAGATAGCTTTTCAGATTGAACGCGGTGTTGTATCGGAGGCTTTGGCTGAACCATTTAAGCAGATGGCGCGTAATGCAGGTTACTCAGAGAAATGGTGGGATAACGAAATCAAACGAATGGTAGAGACATTTAACACGTCTGATTATGGTTGGGGCTATGACTTTAAGAATAGGGTATTTTGTGACTTACTTGCACGCGGTGTTATGGACCCAGCGAAGGTAACGAGACTAGCCATATCAAATGCTGTGTCTATGGCTTTATCTGTTATAACTACCGAAGCTGCTATAATATCTATAGAATGACAAAGAAATTAACCAGTAAACAAAGTAGAGATATAGAGAGTATTATGTACTTTATTCCGCAGAGAATGAGTCACATAAAGATTACTGACAAAGACGCAGAAGTAATTGAGAGTGTCTATGAGCAACAAGAATTTCAAACTTGAAGACCACTCCATACTCGCTTGGATTCTTAGAAACGACATAAAGAACGAGAAAGGCGAATCGCTAGAATTTAAAGACAGGAAGTTCCTACTCGACATACTCACAGACTGGAACAAAGACATAGTAATCAAGAAGTGTTCACAGGTTGGTGGTTCTGTTATCTTTAACCTAAAAGTGCTCTTCGCTGTACAGAAGAAGAAGTGGAATGTTATTTACACAATGCCATCCGATGGCGATGTTGAAGAGTTCGTCAAATCAAAGACCAATCCCATTTTACGAGAGAACCCGAGTGTGTTCAGCTCGGTATCACAGGACAGTATTTACATGAAGCAGATTGGTGACCGCTTTGTTTTCTTCAAAGGTACTATCTCTAAGACAGCAGCCATCGCCACCACAGCAGATGTTTTGGTACATGATGAAGCAAGTCGTAGTGACCAGATGGTTATTGAAACTTATAAGAGTAGAACCAAGGCATCTAAGATTAAGGCACGTTGGCTATTTTCTAACCCTACAACTGAGAAAGACGCTGTGGACATAGCGTGGCAGGTATCAGACAAGAAAGAGTGGAATATTAAGTGTCCTGAATGTAAGGCAGAACAGCTTTTAATGTGGCCGCACTCAATAGACATAGAACGTGAGTGCTTTCAGTGTATTTCATGTCACGCAGAGTTAAGCAATGAAACTCGAAGAAGTGGAGAGTGGCAAGCACAGAACCCCGAAAGTAAAATCAGCGGTTACCATGTATCTCACCTGATGTGTGCATGGATTGGTGCCAAGGAGATTATCGAAGACAGTAAAGGCGACCATGGATACTTTAATAACTTCGTGCTAGGGGAGCCATACAACCCCGGTGACTTAAGAGTGTCACGCTCAACCATTCTTGATGTGTGGACACCCAAGGAACTTGTTGGACATGATTACTACTTAGGTGTAGATGTTGGTAACGTCAAGCACTACGTCTTAGGACATGAGAATGGCATAGTAGAAGTAGGACGGTTCAAAGAGTGGTCGTTTCTTGACGGCTTAATGAAGAAGTACGACCCGACACTGGTGATTGACGCTATGCCCGAAACTACTATGTCACGGCTCTTTGTAGACAAGTATCGCAAGGCTTACATGTGTTGGTTCCAAGAGAACAACGCTAACCCACAAACTATTGTGTGGTGGGGCGAGAAAGACAAACAAGGAATAGTTTACGCACACCGTGATAGAATAATCGACCAAGTTGTTGATGACATCTTAAATGCACGTTGGCTCTATTCAGTTCCGATAGATGATGAGTTCCGAGAGTACATAAAACAATGGGATACGATGAGACGTGAGAAGATTGTGAATACAAGAGGTATAGAACATTATCGGTGGACGAGCACCACGGGGCAAGACCATTTTGCTTTATCAACTATTTACTTTGCCCTTGCCCGTAAGTCAGGTGGGCATGGCGAGTTCATTCCACTTATAGATGAACGACAGGAGCTTATAGATAGCGCAAACACAGTGGGAGATTTGAGTGCAATACTTGCAGAAGCTAATAATTGGCAAGAATGATAACTATTGAATTAAAAGATTCCGAGGCCGTCTTGTTTAGGAAGTTTCAACAGGTGTATTCGACATTCAAGGTTATGGACGAGTCTGGTATCTTTGAGATACGAAACGGCTCAGCAGAAGTGCATTTTGACAACGACGGAACAGTGAGGGAGATTGCTAGACACGATAAACTTTACAAGAAATAGTGGGGTGTTATAATTAAGATACATATTAGGCTCAAACCTTAAATACAAGGCGAGCGAGAACTATGCACGTAAATGCACAAATCTCGCTCGCCTTTTTTCATTATGTACGACAACCTAAAAGAAAAAGATTGGCTAACGCTAATTGACAACCGATTCAAGAGTTCTGATACTGTTTGGAGTGTCATAAATAAAACCTACGAACGCAATCTAAACATATATAAGAATGAGCCAGCATGGCTAGAGAACGTATCCGTAAAAAAGTCAAGGGTGCGTGCTAACAGAATCTTCCGTGACATGGAGTCCGTCATAAATGGACTTATCGCCAACCCACCAAAGCCAAACATCATAGCAGGACGTGATACAGATGAAAGCAAAGAGCTTGCTATTCAACAAGAGAAATACTTTGTTGAAAAGTACAGCGAACTAAACATTAAAGAGGAGTTTCGTAAAGGACTTCGCAACTTATACTTCGGACGACTCATGGTAATCAAGCCATTTTGGAACGCAAAGAAGAATGACTTTGACGCTAAGGCACTTGACCCTCGCAAGGTTCGTATAAGCAAGAGCGCAACCAACACAGAAGACTCAGAGTTTGCCATAGAGGAAGTTACCGACAACCTTATGAGTGTGATTACCCGCTTTCCTGGTAAGGAAGATAAAATACTAGCAAAGTCAGGATTGGATAAAGCTAAAGCACTACTAGAAAATCCAGAGATAACTTATCAGGAAGCGTGGATACAGAACTACACAGTATTCAAGTACGCAGGAATGATACTGGAGGTGATTAAGAACCCTTATTGGGATTGGGACGGAATCTTACTTTCAGAAGAAGAAGACGACGTGTTGAATGACGAGAAATCTACAAAAGCACAGCGTCGAAGCACCTTAGAGCAAGCACGAGAGCAACAAGACGAACGTGTAACACAGGAAGGAGTTTCACTGAACAGCTACTACTTCAACCACTTCGATGAGGTTCGCAAGCCATACATTGTAGCTACAATCTTAAACAACGAAGACTCGCCTATTGGGCAAACAGACTTCATCACACAAGCCGCACCACTTCAAGAGAACGTAGACAAGCGCAAACGTCAGATTGATGAGAACGCAGAGATTGTAAACGGCATTATCAAGGTAGACGAACAGGTAATGAGCA